CAGTGTGCCTCGTAAGATTGAAATTATATTTGACGGTCAAGCCGACTTAGAGGAACTAACAGAGCAGTTTAACGCTTTTGTTAAAGCTATAGGTTACAACCCACCTCACAATTGTGTACTTGATTGGGTAGATGTGGAAACCGGTCAACCACCTGAAGATGATGAATGAGGTTGCTAATATTAATGTAAAGCGTAAATTTTAATAAATGAGCTCTTCTAAACTTAAAAAAGTCGGCATTATCGGTACTCAATGTGTGGGTAAGTCTACGCTTGTAGCAGATTTTAAAGAAAAGTGGCCAGTATTTGAATCCCCTACCAAAACATATAGAGATTTGGTTAAAAAGAAGAAATTACCTCTCAATAAAGAAGCCACTAAAGAGTCTCAAGAAGAAATTCTTAACTTTCTTGTTGACGAAGCTATGGCTAATTACGGTAAAAAGAAAATGATTTTTGACCGTACACCTTTAGATAATTTAGTATATTCATTGTATTTGTTCGATAAAGGGTTGGGTGGTATAGATGAAGAGTTTATCGATAAGTGCGTTGCGTTAGTTCGTAACGCAATGAGTTCATATTCTGTTATTTTTTATCTACCATTCTGTAAAGAAAACGACGTGTTATTAACAGCAGCACCTAATAGAGATATAGATCCTGTATACCGTTCAGAGATTGGACATATATTCGAAGGGATTTATAAAGCCTGGGAAAAGGGTACGGGTACGCGTTTCTTTAATCATGATGACTGCCCACCAATTATTCCTATATTTGGTAGCAGACAAGAGCGTATAGCTATGATTAGTCTTTACATTAATGATAAGGGTGATTTATATGGTGAGGATGAATCCGTTGTCAAGGATTTCTTACAGCAAGAGTTCTTAGAGAAGAACTTGATAGAACCAATGAAAAAAATGAAATAAAACTTGCCTTAAATTGTGTAAGTAATCATATTAATAGTATGAATTTTAACAAGTTTGCAAATATCATTAACGAGTCTTTAACGGTTGGTGAAGAAGTAGAAGGTCGTAATCCTAATGCTTCTTTTGCTGCATGGAAAGCAGCTAATCCTGAATTAGCTACAGGTCCAAGTGCATATTACCATTATAAGAAATCTCAAAAGGGCGATGTAACTCCAGTTGCTAAAGCACCAGCTGTAGCACGTGAAATTGATATTGATCCTCGCAAACAAGAAATCGTAGATCAGTTAGTTGATCAAGGTCTCACACCTCAAGAAATTTACAAGCATCTTGTAAACACACTTCCAGGTGAAACACCTTTCGAAGGTAGCCTTAAGGATGTAATGAGCATGGTAGCATTAGCTAAAGGTGAAGAAGGCGGAGAAGGTGGAGAAGTAGAACCTGAATTTAATCCAGAAGCTGAAAAAGCTGCTAAGATGGCTCGTTTACGTAAGTTCTTTATGAAGCCAAAAGCTGAGCGTGACCGTATTTTAGCTGCAAAACGTAAAGCTGCAGAGGTTGCTCCTAAGGTAGATAAAGACGAAGATGAAGACGGGGTAGAAGCCGATCCTTATGTTTCCCATTATGTAAAGGCTATGAAAAAGAGCCCTTATGATGCTGATGAAACAGATCCAGTAGAGGTTGATTAATTACCTAAGAACTTTTCAGTCAAAACAATAAACTTCATTCCTTTTTTAGCCGCGTAATCACTCGCGGCTTTCCATTTGCACTGATTCTGGTGATACATTAGATTCTCATACAATACAGTGCTTGTTTTCTTTTTATTAGATTGTACTGGTGGTTGTGTTTGAGCAAAGGGCTTTACCTCAATAAGATATTTTTGTGTGTTACCTTGTTCATCTTTAATTGCTGCAACTAAATCTACATAATAACGATGTACTTTTTTATCAACATCATTATAATAAGGCACTATTATTGATTCACTTGCCCATGCAGTAACATTAGGGTTGGTGTCAAAGTAGTAAAAAAACTTACGCTCCAGTAACGATCTATATGAAGGATTTGTATTGCCAACATACTTCTGTCTATTTATTGGGTTATAAACCCCTTGAATATATTTGCTATTTTTCGAAGCGCCCATAACATATAATTACAACGTCGTGCCAATATCTCAAAATTTAGTTATTCGTACCTTTTTTCAATACTGTAAAAGACCAGTATTTAAGAAGAGTACTGGCACGTATGCAGGAGAATGTCCGTATTGTCATGAAGGTAAGAGTGCTGGCAGGAAACGTAGATTCTTTTACATACCAGAAGAGGATCATTTATACTGTCATAACTGTAATCAGAGTAAGAATGGATTGGACTTCGTTAAAGATAGAACAGGTATGTCAATGCATGAGATTCTATCTGAATCCGAAGTTCATGCAGATACAGTAGAAGATATTATTAAGAAATCATCTTTATACAAGAAGTTTAACCCTAAAGCTTTACCGGATGATAGTATAAACCTTTACGACAATAATCAGGTATCATTTTACAAAGAAAACCGTGTAGTACAGGATGCTTTAGCGTTTATCAATAAGAGACGCTTAGATACAGCTATTAACAAACCAAGAGCTTTGTGGTTAAGTTTAACTGACTACACACACAAGAATAGGGTAGTGTTTCCTTTTTATTCAGCAGATAGTACAGCTAAAGTGGAACACTATCAATCCAGGGCTTTATATAAAGAAGACGAAAACAAGGCAAAGTACCTTTCCAAGGCAAATAGTGAGAAGGGTGTGTTTAACTTAGATAAGATAGAGCCCGACCTTGAATATATATTCCTTCAAGAAGGACCTATTGATGCTATGTTTTTACGTAATAGTGTAGCATTAGCTGGTATTCATCCAACAGAAGAACAACTACACAAAATTACAACTAAGTTTCCTTTTCATAAAATCGTTTATGTATTAGATAATCAGTGGTTAGATAAGACTTCTCATAAAGTAACCAAAGAGTTGTTAGATAAAGATCAATGTGTGTTTATCTGGCCTGAATCTCTTATTAGATTTAAAGACTTAAACGATCTTTGCGTGCATACCCAAAAAGACGAAATCAAACCTGATTTTATTATTAAAAATATGCATTGCGGTATGAAGGGGTTATTATATTATTCACAAATTAAATGCAAACAAAATAAAAACTTTATTAAAATATAATGCAGACAAGACTTATTGCAGTAACTCAGCCATTAATTAAAAGAATAGTCACACCAGAGGGCACTTTAAACCAACCGTACTTAACCGCGGAGGAATTTATTGTGTACTGTGCCAGAGTAAGTAATCCAAGTAATCAAAATAACGTTGAAACAGGTCCACGGCTTTTGCGTTATTGCGTAAAAAACCACCACTGGAGTATTTTTGAACAGGTTTCCTGTACGTTTCAAATCATTACGTCCCGAGCTATTGCAGCACAAATATTAAGACACCGCTCGTTTACGTTTCAAGAGTTTAGTCAGCGTTATGCATCAGCAACAGATTTTGAACCTATTGAATGGCGTAAACAAGGTAAAACTAATAGACAAGCAGGAGATGAACCTGTTACATTATCTGAACATTTACAGTTTAACATAGAGCAGTTACAGCTACATATCAAAAATACATATGAACAGTTAGTAAAAGAAGGTGTAGCTAAAGAGGTAGCTCGTATGATACTACCTCTTAACACTCAGACCACTATCTATATGACAGGTACATTACGTAGCTGGGTACATTATCTTGATTTACGCTGTGCAAAAGAAACTCAAAAAGAGCATAGACTGATAGCTTTAGACATAAAAAAACGTCTCGAGGAAGAATTCCCAGAGACGTTTAAAGTGCTAAATGAGATTAACGAGGCGAGTAAACGTCTTTAATCTTCTTTTCAGAAGTAATAACTACTGACTTAAACACTTCTGCTAAACCGCGTAGATTTTCAGCTAATTTAGTAATACGCTTTTCTTCACGACGTACAATACCACGGAAAGGAACTGAATTCTTAATTTCTAATTGATTGATTTGAGTGTTTAAGCTTTCTGGCCCTGTACCGTTAATAAAGTGTGCCATCTCTTCAAGCTTTTGAATCCATTCATGAGCTGCTTGAATACCAGTTGTGTCAATAGTATGTTGTGGATTATCTGGTGTTTCAAAATCTTTTGGATTTGTACCTTTGTCTAATGACTTTTCCCAAGCTGCTGTGTCATCGTTTTGTGCTGGTGCATCAGCTGCAGGGGCTTCCATTACATTTTCTTTTAATCCTTTTATGTTCTTTGCAAATTGTGCCATGTGCTTTACATGAGAATTTTTGCTATGTAAAGCTTTGTTTAACTTAGCTGCTGGAATCTTTTCACCTTGTTTTACATGTAATGCTTTATGTAGACCGCCTTTTTTAGCATGAGCATGCTGGATCCATTTTTTATCTTCTGGAATTGTACCAGTAGTATTGGTAATTTCTTTACCGTCTACTTTAGCCTTTTCACCTTTTTTAGTGCTATGTAATGCACCAGTAAAAGCATTACCTTCTTTATCTTCAGGTATTGTACCGGTGGTGTTAGTTACTTCTTTACCACCCACTTTAGCTTTTTCACCCTTTTTAGTATTGTGTAAAGCACCGGTAAAAGCATTACCTTCTGTTTCTTCACTAAGAGCTTTCAAAAATTTATTTGCAAACGTAGACATATGTACATATTATTTATCAAATCACATTGAATTTTCTCATTTATAACTTAAAATACACATATGAATAAAGCATTAGTTATATTATCAGGCGGTATGGATAGCACTGTGTTACTACACTATGTAACTAAAACACTTAAGCATGATGAAGTATACGCCGTTACGTTTAATTATGGTCAACGGATTGCTCGAGAAATCGATTGTGCAAGGTTTCAAGCTAAAGCATGCAATGTTAAAGAGCATAAAGTCATTGATATGGATTTCTTTAGAGATATCTCTACTATGTCTGCATTAACTAATAAAGACTTAAAGATACCAAAAGCTAAAGATGATATTGGTAACGCTCAACCTTTAAGTTATGTTCCTTTTAGAAACCTATTATTATTAACGAGTGCAGCAGGTTGGGCTGAATCTATTGGTGCACAAGACCTGTTTTATGGTGCTGTAGAAACCGATGACTTTAGTGGCTATTGGGATTGTACTTCAATGTTTTTAAATAAAGTTAATGACATTTACGGTCTTAATCGCAAGAATACTATTAAGGTTAATGCGCCGTTTATGCGTTATTCTAAAGAAGAAGTAATTAAGACTGGTATTGACTTAAAAGTAGACTTTAGACAAACACATACCTGTTACGAAGGTACTGATCCTGCTTGCGGTGAATGTGTATCGTGTGCTGCACGTATCAAAGGTTTTATTGACAACAAAGCTATTGACCCTATTAAATATTCACGTAATATTCCTTGGGAACAATACGATTGCAAACCTTTAACTTATTTAACATAACATGTGCGGTATAGCTGGTTCAAAATATAAAGATAAAGCTTTTAACCTGTACAAAGATAATCTTACAAGAGGTTATTATAGTTCAGGCGCATTAACATTAGACTCTAATGATCAATACCACATACATAAAACTGAAGGTATTTTTAACGAACCTATAGACTATTTTAACCCGCCGGGTATAGACACTCATGGTCGCTACTTTTTATATCATTCTCGTGGCCCTACTGTTGAAACAAAATCATTTGAAGCAATTAACAATCACCCGTTCACATATGGCGATTGGATTGTGGCTCATAACGGTATTATTAGTAATTTTGAGAGTTTGTGTAGAGAGTATTTTCCTGACGAAGATTTTACCGGTAGAACTGACAGTTGTATTATACCGCGTATGTTAGAAATAAAGATAAAAGTATCAGAAGCTATGGAATCTCTTAAAGGTACATATGCTATATGGGCTTTTAATAACAAACACAAGAAAACTTACTTAGCCAGAAGTGCGAGTACATTATTTGCTAATCCAGTTACAGGGTGTTTTTCGTCTACCGAGTTTGAAGGTAGTGAATCCTTAAAAGAGGGAATTGTATACGCATTACAAGATTACAATAGTATAGTGCCTGCAGGTAGATTTAAGCACAAGTCTCCATACTTTGTATTCTAAGTATAGGGAAATGGGTTTAAGAAAAACATCAGACCGTAATACCGCTATAGACTATATTAACAGGGATATAGTTAACGTAAAAGAAGATCTTGCCAATATTAGTAAGATTGTACGGGATGGTAATGGCCACCCAAGTTTAATGCAACAAGTTGCAACAATTAATAATGACTTGTTACATTTAAGAGCAGAAATAGATAGTCGCTTTAACGAAAACCGTGACTTAATGGAAGTATATCACAACGAAATATACACTACTGTAAACAAATGCGAGGCCAAACATAAAGAAAAGCAAGGCTTACATTGGCACATGCAAACAGCTATTTGGGTTGCTTTAATAAGTAGTGTTACCGATCTTTTAATTCATTTTTTCGGTAAATAGAGTAGATTTGTTAAGAGAAGTAGCTATACTCTTCTTATATATGAAGGGTATACAATTAACTATAGAAGAAAAACAACTACTGGTAGAAGCTTTATTATTTTCCAGCATTACAGATATCTGTGCAGAGTGGACACCAAAACAAAATCAGATAATGGTTGATCTTGCTAAGAAACTCAACAATACTGACGTTAAACTTAACAACATTTATTTGTTTGAGGGTGGCCCGTTTGACAATCCGGTGTTAGCTGAGAACACTAAGAAAGCATTTACCAATCTTCCTTGCAGTAGTGTTATTACTGACTAATGAACGTATATCTTAGTTTTTGTTCTACCGCTACTTCGTATTCTGATTTAAAAAACAGAAATAAAAACACTATTGTAAACAGCGAAAGTTTAAATGGTGTTACAGTTACAAACGGGGTTTTTAATAATAAAACCTCTATAGCTAAAGTTTATAACTCTTATATTGATACATACAAAAATGAAGACTGTATATTGGTTTTAGCTCACGATGATGTTCTTATTACTGATAAGAACTGGTTAACTAAAATTAAACAAGGTCTTGACAAGTACGATGTAGTAGGGTTAGCTGGTGGTAGTGACGCTACTATCAGACAGCCTTGTTTATGGCACATTATGTGTCCAAGAGATACTCATAGCGGTACGGTAGGTCACACCATAGACAATAAAACATTTAAAACACACTTTGGTAAACCAGGTAGGGTATTATTGCTTGACGGTTTGTTTTTAGCATTCAACCCTAAAAAGATCGCTGCTGCTGGAGTTAGATTTGATGAATCGTGCCCGGCTAAGTTTCATTTTTATGATATTGATTTTAGCTTACAGTGTAACAAAGCTAAATTAAAACTCGGTACCTTTAATATTGACGTTATACATGCCTCTCCTGGGCTTAAATCTTACACTAAAGATTGGCTTGATGGTCAAGACTGGTTTATAAACAAATTTAACCGTGGAGAATATTAAAATTTATATTAACATACAATTATGATTATTACAGACCAAAAAATATACAACGGCGATTTCATACACAAGCGTTTTGCTTATAAGTATTTTAGAGATCGTACTTTACCTATCGGTAATATTGTTAGCTTTGTTGCTCCGGTTGAAGTAACTATTAATCTTATTGATTTAGAAGACTCATTAGAGAAGGATTATATCTATAGTGATTCTATGATTAACTTCTGTTGGGAAATACCTAACTTAGACCCGTTTGGTGCAGTATGCTTTCAGCGCTTATTTAACACCTCAATAGCTAATATTCTTCATAAGATTATTAACAAGCCTATTGAAATGAAGGGTGATGATATTATGGTGCATGCTGAATTTACACAAGGCGGAGTAGTACAACAAAAAGGCAAAGCATCAGTTAGTATTACGTACTCAAAAGACAATGTATCTATTGGACACACCGGGGTTAACTTAGTAGCCGGTAAACAAGCACCTGCATTTGCTTTTAGTACAAATTTAACTCCAGAACAAACAGTTAAATTCCAGAATGCAGTTATTGATCAGTTTTATAGCATGGTAGACAATATTTTTATTGCTACAACTAAGATTACTGTTTAATGTTCGAATATTTAAACAAAATACTTTTTAAGACTAAGGGACTTGATACTTCTAATATTGACGAAGTAAAAGAGTTTCAACCTTATTTGATACAGCGGTGGTGCTCTATGTATTCACCGCAAGTATCTAATCTTGTTAACCAGACAAGCAATAGAGTGTGGCCAGTATTAGATAATAATACTGCATGGTTTAATTATTTACATGGAGTTATACCTGCATGTAAATTTAAACGCACTTCTTATATAAAGAAGAAAAAAGAAACTGAATCCGTTACTAATAGTAAACAAGCTGTAAAGACCCTTGCCAATCACCTTGAAATTTCAGCAAGAGAAGTAAATCAATATATAGAATTATTTAATTTAAAATTACCAAATGAAAAAAAGCCTACAACACAAGATTGAGAGAGATATTAAGCAGAGTGGTTTAAACCAAGCCGATCAAAACAAAGCCCTTGAAGCTAATGAGGCAGTTGAGACAGATCTTACAAAAGGCATGGTAAGACTTGAAGACTATGCAAATAGTGATTTAAATCTTAAAAGCTGGAAACTTACTTCAGTATTAGACGACATTCTCTTTTGTCAATTTGCAGATACAAATGATGATGGTACAATGATTCGTAGAGGTGACATCTGGATACCTATTAATGCTGTTAATCAGGCATGGCGTGTAGCTAAAGTAATTTTAGCAGGACCACGTGCAAAGGTTAAACCTGGTCAGCATGTTATTTTTCCAAGCACTTTCGGGCTAAAAGCAAGTAACGTTAATAACCTAAAAAATATTGTATTTCTCAATGAAGATCGTATTTTTGGTGTAGCGGAACCTGAAGATACATACGATAAGTATGTTAAATGAGAGTTTCTCAAACAGCATTAGCAGCCCTACTTTCGAAGAATGCTGTAGAAATTAAATTTGTCAGAAGACGCCCTGTTACTGGCGAGCCTATTACAAGAAGAATGCTTGCTACTAATGATACTATTTTGCTAAATAGTTCAGCTGGAAGGACTGCGCTTAACTTTAAACCAGCCACCGGGCATCTTAAATTCAATCCACAGACTAAAGGATTAGTACTAACTTGGGATATTTTTATGCAAGATTATAGGTTAGTGCCTGCAGAATCTGCTGATATTGTTAGTGTTATACCTACAACACCACCAGAACAGTTCTGGAAATATTTCAGTGAGGTATTAAGTAGAATGTCTACAGCCGATAAAGAACGGTTTATGGACAAATAAAATGCTTAATAATATCGATAACGACCTTAAAAATTACTTTCAAAAAAATATAGTTTTAACCCTTAGAAGTAAGCAATACAAAAAGGGAAAACTTATTAACTTTAAACTTTCTGGATGTTATTTATCTCTTATAATGCTTACCGAAAAGAAAAAGGAAACATTTGAAATTCCTTTCCCTTTTAACATAAAAAGAGAACCAAATAAGTTAGTTTTTGATTACACGCTTGAATCCCTGGCGGAACAAGATTTTGAATTGTTAGTTAATTTGAAAGCTACCAATCAAGTTAAGAAATGTAAATTTTTTAATACGACTCTTACAATTTCGTCATTGAACTAATTTAAATAGGGTCTATTATTATTAAATGGACCTTATTAAACCTTTGTTAGATTATTTTCCTGCGGGATATAACCCGAGGCCTCATCAAATAAAAGGCCTACAGGATATTGAGACAGCTATAAAGAAAGGAAAGAAGTTTATTATAGTACAGGCTCCTACTGGTTCAGGTAAATCATTTATAAGCAAGACACTTGCCAATGCAACAGATGAATGTGATACTGAATTTAAGAACTTAGTGTTTAATTACCATGCTTATGATGAAGACTATATTGATGTGATGGCTCGGTTTCCGGTGCACGGTTTATTTGCTTTAACCACTACCAAAGCACTACAAAATCAGTATAAAGAGCTATTTAACGAGTCGTCTATATTTAAAGGTAAGAGTAATTATCAGTGTGATGTGGATGAGAGCTTCACTGTAGACTTTGCACCGTGTGTAATTGCACAAAAGATGAGAAAAGAGTGTTGGGAAGAACATAGATGTCCATATTATGAATCTCGTAATAGTGCTTTAATAGAAAAGTTTACAGTATTAAATTACGCTTCTTTTTTTAATCTACCCAATCATTTAAAACATAGACAAGTTATAGTAGCAGACGAGTGTTCTGAGTTAGAAGACGAAATTGTAAAGAACTTCTCTACAGTTATTGATTATCGTAGATTAACACAGAGTGATATAGAGTTTAGTAAACTAACTACAGATAACCCAAACAAAGCACTTGGTTGGTTAACAGATTTAGCTTCTTCTATAAAAGAAGGTATTGATTCTAAAGCTAATCGTTCTCGCTACGATAATAACAAAATGGAGCTCATACAACAGCAGTTCAGAAAAGATCTGTATGAATCTATTATTAATACTATTGATCATTGGGAAGATACACAATACATTATCGAAAAAGATGCTGAGAAAGCTATTTTTACCCCTCTAAAGATTGATAAGCTTAGTGGCTGTTTGTTTAATTATGCTGAAACCGTAATCTTAATGAGCGCAACTATTGTAGATAAAAACATATTTGCAAAGACATTAGGTATTACTGATTTTGAATATGTAGAGATTGAATCTACATTTGACCCTAAAAAGAGCCCTATTTATTGTCATACCAAGTTCCCGTTGAATCATAAGTTAATGGAAAAGAACTTACCACCTGTATTAGATATAGCTCATACATTAGCTGATAGCCATAAAGGTGAGAAAGGTATTGTTCATACGCATTCATTTGCTATTACTCAAGCTGTACAAAGAAAACTTAAAGGTAAAAGGTACCTATGTAGAGAAGAGGGTACAACCAATGAAGACATTATTAAAGAACATATGTTAAGACCGGATGATACGGTTTTAGTTAGTCCTTCATTAACTATGGGGTTAGATCTTAAAGGGGATTTGGGTAAGTGGCAGATTATTATAAAACTACCTTATCCCTCTTTAGGTGGTAAGAGAATTAAAAAGCTCTTTGAAGAAGATCCAGGTTGGTACAAAATGCGCATGTTTATCGCTTTAATACAAGCCTGTGGTAGATGTACCAGAAGTGTAGAAGATGAAAGCGTAACTTACATATTAGACGGTTTATCCGCTAAAACTATAATAGATAATAAGAAGATCTTACCCAAACACTTCTTAGATCGTATTGTATAAGTATATAAGTGCAGAATTATACATATCATTGGGAGGTAAGGGATTTATTAACGCAATTTCTCCAGGCATTTGACGGAGCGATAGTAAAGCGTTATGATAACAATGGTAAAGTGGGTAACAACGTAGCTGTTCGTTATGTATATGCACCTAAGCAGAGAGTGTTGTTTGACTTAATAGATAAAGCTCAAAACTTTACTCTACCGGCTGTTGCGTTTTGGATATCTAATATTTCCAGGGATCAGAATCGAGTATTTAATAAAATATACGGTCAATTTAATTTAAACCCTAACACGGGTGGTGTTTCTACTTCTAACCAAAACCTTCAACCGGTACCGGTTAATATTGAGGTTAATGTTAGTATTATGACTCGTTTTCAAAACGACATGGATCAGATTTTAAGTAATTTTGTTCCATATAGTGATCCTTATTTTATTATTTCGTGGCAAAGAGAAGGTATGACTGGTATTGAGATTCGTTCAGATGTACTTTGGAATGGTACTCTTAATATGACGTACCCAACCGATCAAAACGCTTCACAACCAACCCGGGTTACATGCGACACATCATTTACGATTAAAGGATGGTTGTTTAAAGCAGACGCCAACACAAAGGGTAGAATATTTAAAATAGATACTAACTTTAATCCTGTATCAGCAGTACCTTTATTAGAAAACTACGAATCTTTAGTTAACCCTGAATATACAGAATCGTTTGTTGTGTCTGCTGTACCACAATTACCATACGTTAGTAGATGGATCACACATCAAGGCTTATCTGGTAATATAGGCATACACGGTAACATGCTATCTCACACTAATAGTATATTTTTAAGCGCAAATACACACACTATGTTTGGTAACGGTACAACATTTACACCATTTGTGTCTACAGATATGTTATCTCTTTCTTACCCCACACTTACAGGGGTTGTACCTATTACAGACTACATACCTTTAAATGATAATTTTATCTCATTAAATTACCCCGCTCCTTCTGCAACAGGTTATTTTGATATAATTATTGCAAACGATGCTGGCTACACATTCCTATCTAATAGTGCATATAATATTCACTATTCAACTCAATACCCTTATATTTCAGGTATACAAGTAGTTAATACTTAATAACAGGTACGTCGACTTGGCCAAACATGGGCGGTTATGTTGCTACAAGCTTTAATACAGACCATACTGCTGCATCTGCGACAGCTCCTTTTACGGCTTATAGTTCTACTTTACCATTTTTCCAAATACTCGGTACAACAACAAAGCAGTGGTAATTTAACAAATCCAGTATATAATAACGTTTAACAGTGTAAATATTAACAATGGCTGACAACGTACAACCCAATTTCTTTACAAGGTCATTTAACAACCTTGTTAATAGGTTACCGTATACAGGTAATAATCAAGTAATTAACAACGTAAAGGAATTAAACCCTAAGTTTGAAGATTTCTATAAGATAGGTAGTTCTGCTAAAGAAAAAGTATACAAACAGGCAGTATCTACCGCACAAGATAATCCAATGATTCCTTCTTTAGAGGGAGTTGTCATTAATAAAGCATATCATGATTACCTTTATGCGTTAGTAGATACAGATAAACCAAAGCGTATTGCTGATTATCGTGTTATGGCTTCTTATGCAGAAATTAGTCATGCACTGGATGAAATTTCAGATGAATTTTTAGTAAAAGATGAAAAAGGAAAGTACATAAACTTAAAAGTGTCTGAAGGTAAAGACGAAGTCATTGTTAAAGAACTACAAAAGAACTTTCACAGTTTAATTGAACAGTTTAATTTAGAGAATAAAGGCTTCGAGTACATTAGAGCAATTCTTATTGATGCTGAGTTGTTTTTTGAAAACGTAATTAACGAGAACAAAAAAGACGCTGGTATTATTGGTGTTGTTCAAATACCTACAGAATATATTAACCCTATATACGATAACATTCAAAATATGTTAATTAAAGGGTTCTTATTGCGTAAACCTAAAATCGATATAGATACAAACAATAGATACACAACAAAACAAGAATTAATACCTTTAGAGCGTCACCAGGTTACGTATTTTCATTCTCATGTATGGAACGAACACAAAACGATTCGTTTACCATATCTTGAAGTGGCACGTAGAGCATATAAACAATTAAGCTTAATTGAAGATAGTATTGTTGTTTATCGTTTAGTTAGAGCACCAGAGCGTTTAGTATTTAAAGTAGACGTTGGTAATATGCCTGGACCTAAAGCAGAAGCGTATATGAAGCGCTTAATGCAAAATTACTGGTCTCGTAGAACATACGACAACGATCAAGGTGCAAATGTTAATGTGTATGATCCACAATCCATGTTAGATAGCTATTGGTTTGCAAAAAGACCAGATGGAAGTGGTACAGATGTTACACAACTACAAGGTGGTGCAAACTTAGGTCAATTAGATGATTTAAATTACTTTGTTAAGAAGTTATATAAAGCCTTACGTGTACCAACAAGTCGTTTAGATCCAGAAGCTAAGTTTGCTGATGGTACTGAAATTTTAAGAGAAGAACTTAAGTTCGCTTTACTTATTATACGTTTTCAACGTCAATTTGCTTCTACATTAAAAGAAACGTTTATATCGCATTTAAAGTTAAAAGGTTTGTGGGATCAGTACAAGCTTAAAGATCACGATATTAACGTTGCATTTAACCCGCCTACGTATTTCCATGCTGCAAGAGAAGCTCAAATACATGAGCTAAAGTTTAAGACATTAAGCGATATTATTCAAACAGAAGCTGTATCAAAATCATATGCTTTAAAGAAGTATATGAACTGGACAGACGAAGACTTAAAGGTTAATAGAGAGTGGCAAAAGAAAGATGCTGCCTTTACGTTTGAATTAACTCAAATCACTAATGCTGGTACTAACTGGCGTCAAGGTATTACCGGTGGTGGTGCAGCAGGTAGTGAAGGTGGCGGTGGCGGTGGGAGCGGCGGTGGCACACCTCCAGCATTTGGTCCTGGACCGGGTGGTGGTGGAAGCGCATTACCACCTCAAGGTGGTGAAGCACCAGCGGGCGGTGAAGCACCAGCAGGTGGAGAGGCTCCAGCAGGACCTGAAGCAGCGGGCGGGGCACCAAGCGCACTTCCAGGCGCTCAATAACTACCCCATAAAAAATCCGGGGGGTTCTTGATCCTCTTGACGTGTGTTCATTAACTGATCTTCAAGGTCTTTCTTTTCAGTAACACCTTGTGTCATTAACGTATCATATTGTAGTGTACCACTACCAAATAATTGTGTACCGCTGAATTTACCACGCGTATTAGCGATATTAATCTTTATAAGTGCTTTAGCATACTCCATTACCCAGCGCTCTTTAACAAGATCTTTAATAGGTCTTTCTACTCTACAACTAACTGTAGCCCAATACCGATCAGTATTAGCTGCTACTACTGGATCTGGTGTAATACGTAAAACTTGAGTACGTGGATCAAATCTAAAATAAGGTTGTTGTGCAAACACCTTTTCACGAGTCTTTAACCAGTCTTTTAAGATGTGCCACGAAATAACGTCAAACGCCTTACTACCTAAACTATAAGCAAAGTGCATTTGTTGTGCCATTGATTGTTCAATAGTAAACAGTGTGTTAACACCGTTATTAGTACCAACAGTAAATGAAGTAACATCGATTACTTTTCTGTAATCGTTTAAATCGACATCCCAACCAGATTGAAATGTAGAACTCAAGGCAGATACTTCTGGGTTTAAAGTATTATTAATAAGTGTGTCCATTCTTATACCCTGACCGCCTGTATAGAGATTGCTATCAAATACGATTAGTTCTTCCGTACCTGGAGTAAACTTTGTATACATTTCAATAGCATATGCAATCATGTCATATGCTGCCACGCACGCAATTTCAAGGTTAATTACAGGTGCACCGAGTTGAAAGAAGATACGCTCTGCAAGCATATCATAGCTTTTAATTCTACTATTTAAATTAGTAGATAGAAAGTCTGCAGGACCTACAGTGCTGGAAGGATTAGCCATATCGCTAATACTTACTTAGCATCTAATAATTTTAATAAGGTGTCCATTACTTCTTGAGCACTAACAAATGCATCTTGAATATAATCACATTGTTCCCACAACCAAAATTGCTTTTCTCTTAGATAACGCTCACTCTTTAACATATTAAGGTTACGGGTATATCCAAAGATTTTAGGGTCTGATTGACTGAATATAACAATACCTCGTTTGAGTTTATAATATGCACATAGATGTTGTAAGAAACTATCTACAGATATCCAAGTATCACTCTCATTAACAAGGTCTTTTATTTGAGTTAGAGACAAGTTTTGCCTAAAATCTGTTACTCCCTCTACTACTACATCTTTGGAAGAGCCTATTTGAACAACCTTGATACCAGCATTATTCATTAACGCTACTAATTCTTTCCAATATGGAAAGTTCTTAGGGTTTGTATTGCCGTTGCGTAAAGCTTGGGCGTATGGACTTATTAGTACTTGTTTCATGTTGCGTATGCTACTTTATAGGCTTCTGTTAAAGATTTTTTCCAATTCATGTGATCCATCCAAGCATATATATTATACTCTTCTACTTTTACAAATGCTGCACAGTCCGCTAAGCTTATTACTTCAATACCTTCTTCCCCCTCAAAAACAGCAGGGTAACAAGCACCTATAACAAGTTTTGCGTGTTTGTGTTTTTCTTTTATAGCAGGTAATGCGCTTCTAAAAGCATAGTGATCACCAATACCGCTATCTAATGGAATAACCTTAACAGGTTTAGTTTTTATATTCCATTTTTTAATATATTCTATGAATATATTTTCATCATCTTGAAACTGTTTAATTTGATTATCACTTCTAATACCGCCAGCCCCATAACGCATGTGCCAGGTCTTAACCCTGGTCAATACTACTAATCTCCATCCTGCTCTTTTCATTTCATACGTGAAGATTGTTTCTTCTCTATGACCTACTTTAGATAGTCTTAAATCGTAGCCGTGTTTGCCTGCTTCTCTACGGAACAAAAATGTACTACCCTGTAAATGGTCTACATCTATATAGGAATGGGTGTTTGTATCACGCCACTGTATATTCATACCTAAAAATATGTCTTCTATTTTATTAGAAGCTAATTTATGACCGATATCTGCTTTAGGGTCTAATATAAGCGGTCCTACCGCGCCAATCTTATCATCTGATTGTATATAATTAAACAAATCTGATAATGTGTTTGTTTCCATTACATTATCATCATCTAAACGCCATATATACTCTGAGGTAACATCAGTTAGTGCTTGCTGGTGATTCCATATTTGACCTTTACGTGCACCAGGCTTAACTTCCCAAACCATGCCCACTCTATTCATAAGAGTGAACAGATTTCTATATATTTCATTATTTCTTAAATCTTCCATTACGTCATTATCATCATATATGATGAGACGGTAAGGTTTAAGTGTTTGATTAGCTAACGACGTTAGCACTAATGGTAGTGTTGTATTGAACCTACCTTTAGTAGAAACTGTTGCTGTTACTTTATCTGTTATCATAAAAGTGGTCTATGTGCTTGTATTAATAATTGATCAGTACCTTCTTTTTGTGTACCGGTTATCGAAAACCCGCTACCTATAAATGCTTGACATACTACCGCCGCGTTAATGTGTTTTATTAGTGCTACTACTCTTCCACCTTTACGTAAAACTCTATACCACTCATTTGTATAATTAGGTAATAAAGTTAAGGGTATATCTTCAAATGAATCTATAAGAGCTATTTCTTCAATTGTATTTCTATCAAAAGGTAACGCACTCCAATCCCCTATAATATCACTACTTGGTGCTGTTTTATGTACTTTAATAAAACTACTTAATAAGTTAGGATCGTTGCGTGAGGTTAAATGTAATCTTGCAAGTGGATTATACTTCTTCAAATTGATTAAACTATTGCGTTTAAAAACAACACTACTATAATTCTCTACATTTTCAAACGTGCCTTCTGCATAGTGATAAATCGGAAAATTACCTGCTACTATTTTATTATCTTTTCTTTCTAAATTCGTATTGTATGGTACAACTTGTATCTTTAGCCCTTGTTGTTTTGCTCTAATACAGTAATCAATATCTTCTCCGCTACCCGGTGAGTATACTTCATCTAATATACCAACACTATTAATAACACGTCTTGGTATCATAGCACAGAAGAATATAATAAACTTTTGATTAGTAATTTTATCATCTTGCCACAAAGGCCCGGTAACGCCCATTTGCGGGTCATCAATAAATGGTTGTTCAAGCATTTCCAACCACTGATTAACGTTTTGCTCTAAAAGTACGGTATCGTTGTTTAATAATACTACATACTCTCCTACAGAAGCCTTAATACCTATATTAGTAGCTTTAGTGTATCCTAATCCCTCTTTCTCATCAATAAGCTTAATACTTGGATATGTAATTGATAGCTCCTTTACATATGATGCTGTATTATCCACACAACCGTTAGCTACAACAATAACTTCAGTGTTATTTAAATCCGTATACTTAATAATACTTTGTAAACACGGTTTAAGAAAGTCATCCAAATGGTTGTAAGTTGGAATGACTACACTATATTTGGGAGAAACCATGCTTTATATTATGATAGTCCATAGAAAAAGCAAGGAGTTACATAAATAATATAAGCAACATGTTACTTAAGTTAATAACTCAAAATCCAATTACGGAAGGTCTTGATTACCTTATTGAAGAAGGTAACAAAGATAAGCCATCGACAATGTACATTGCAGGCACCTATATGGTAGCTGGCGAAAAGAACCGTAACAATCGTATTTACGATATTGACGAGATGACGAAGGAGGTAGAGCGCTACAATCAAGAATTTGTTAAAGCTAACCGCGCTATGGGCGAGCTTGAGCACCCACAAAGTGCTACTGTTAATAGTGAACGTGCTTGTCATCTTATCACTGAATTGCGTATGGATGGTAATATTTGCCGCGGTAAGAGCAAAGTACTAAGCACTCCATTGGGTGAAATTTTAAAGAGTTTAATTAGAGACGGTGTTAAAGTTGGTGTTTCTTCCAGAGCGCTTGGCGAACTTGAAGAAAGGGCTGGTGTTAACCATGTTAAGAACATGAAGCTTATCACTGTTGACGTAGTTGCCGATCCATCCGCTCCAGGAGCATTTGTTGATGGTATTTTAGAGTCAAAGTCTTTTATAGCCAAAGGTAACAACTTTTATGAAGAAGTATATGACACTTTTGAAGGTAAACTCAAATCATTACCTAAAAAGGATGTTGATCTTTATTTAAGAGAGCAGATCATACACTTTATCAATTCAATTAAATAATATGAACAATAAGCAAAACATCGCAAAGTTTATTGACAATGTAGCTCGTAACGACTTTAAGAAAGCCGATAACATGCTTACTGTTGTAGTAAACGAAAAAATTAAACAACGTATCCGGGAAGCAGACAAAAAGCTTTCAACAGGATCTAAGTAAAATCTGGATATTAGTCCTGTTTTTTAACATCATTTTATATAAGTATAACTATCATATATGAGCCAAGACATTAACACTCTTTTAAAAGAAGCTACTAAGGATTTACTTTCCGAAGAAACCCTTAAGGCTATTTCTGAAGCAATCGAAGCTAAGGCTTCAGAAAAAACACAGCTCGCTGTTGAAGCTGCTCTTGTTAAACAAGATGAAGATTATTCAAACAAGCTCGAGCAGGTATTAGAAGCTATTGATGCTGACCATACAGAAAAGCTTGACAAGATTGTTTCTCGTATTGATGAAGCACATGCTGCTAAATTTAAACATGCTTTACAATCTATCGATGAAGCTCATAGTGCAAAATTAGTTAAACTTGTAAAGCTTTATGAAAATGCTTTAAACAATGAAGCTAATAAGTTTAAAGACACATTAGTAGAACAGCTCTCCAATTATATCGATCTTTA